ATCTGCGATGGTGTAGTATGTTCTGCATATCCTGCTAACTTAATAGCTTTGGACATATCACCACCTGCTTGTGAAAACAGTACATCTAAAAACTTTTGTTGTTTCTCTGTAAGTTGTCTCATGTTAACACTTCCATCTTCTTCTAGCTTGTCGTAGTCTACTGTTTGGATCTTTGGCAGCTTTAGGAAACTGCTTCATTTGTCCTGCACTTCTAGCACAAAAGGACTTTCTTCTTTTTGCATCTTTGCTTCCGGGCTTTACTTTACCTGTAACTGCTGTCTGTAGTTTGCTTCCGGGATTTTGTCTTCTATATTTTGCTACCCCTTTAGCAGTCATACCTGCCCCTAACTTAGTGGGACGTTTGTCACCACTCTTTATGGACATACCCTTCATGCCAGTACCTTTTCTCATGTTGTATATTGAAAGTGAGGACCATCAATAAATGGGGTACGTGATTGTGATCGTCTTAGGTCTATATAAGCATTCATAGCTTCTTGCATTGTGCCGTCCCATTTGGTTATGTCATCTATATGCCATGAAGCTCCCCAACAAATTTTAGCTCCAGTTTCTATTGCTGCTTGCTTCATTGCGTCTGCTATGTCATCATACATCACAATGTCCCAACTTGGGTCACTGCCATCGTAAGCCATTAAATCAACAGCATGTGAGTATCCATCTTCTTGCACAAGATGTTTAGATTTCATAGTCTGTGATCTTTTTGCTTCATACAACCTCTTTTGTTCTGCAAGGGAACGGACACCATAGATCACTCCAAAGTCCACTTTGCTCACTTCAATGGCTCGTTTCACTGTGTCCACCAGTACAGGATGTACACCTTCTAGCTTTCCTAAACTTCTTCCTGATAATTTAAATGCCATTACTTCTTCCTCATGTTAAAAAACTTACCTGCAGATCGTGCAGCAAAGCTTGCACTCACAATAGCTCCTAATGCTATCTGATACCACTGTGGCATACCTGCAAGTGCAGTAAAGCCATCTGCTACTATGCCCCTGCCCCACTCACCCATGAAGCTCAGTACCAGAGGAATACTGAAAAGCAAAGTCAGCCATTCGTCTTTCCATGAGCTTTGGGATGCCCTCATAGCAGCTAAGTCCCAGTCGATCTCACCTGTTGCTTCTTTCATACGAATGGTAGCTTCAGCCTTTTGTATGGCTGTCTTACCTTCAATATATGATGAAGCTAAACTAGATACTGAACTTATTAATGATCCTATCATTATACGCAGTCACAATCCTCGTGGCACTTCTTGTTCCACAATGCACACCATAATCTTTTGAAATATTTTCTCATCGTTCTTCTCTTTCCATTCTTTTGGGTTCTGAAGGCTTCTCTGCTCCCATCCATATGGCGAAACTTCCAGTCATCGCCCCAGTAATCACGGATATCAACCCTGCTTGCTGTGTGGTCAACTCTGGCTGACTCAAAGCCCATTCTATACAACGAATGTAAACTCCTGTCATCACTAGCATCATAAGTCTTGGTAGTATTCGCCATCTGTCAAGTGTCTCTGGAGTCATCTTTATCCTTTATAACTTCCTTTACCCAGTTACCGTTATCTCCAGTATGCTCACACACCTCACATTTATCGTCTTCAATGTGGCTACCACACACTTCGCAGGTAGGTTCATACAACACTAGGTAGGTTCTCCTCGTTTACCACCCTCTTGCATAAACAATTTTACTGTTTCTTCAGGTACACACATAATCTGCTCTGGTGGTCTGTTGCCATACTGCTTAATTAAAGCTCTTGCAAGTTTAAAAGGATGATCCCCTATAAACTTTTGACACATAAACGAACTATGGAAGTGTCCGTGGTCTGGTGGGTTTTGAAATATAAATATATCTTTAGTTCCGTCTGTGTACACACCAGACATTACGGCTACTATAAACCATGCCTTAACTATCATTGTCAAAATATCCTATATTATGTAACTTTTCGATAACTTCTTGTTTTCTTAGCGATTTTTTTAGGTTGTTTAACGAATTGTTTGCCTGACGCTGTGCCTTTTCTTTTAGCTTTAGTTGTTGCTGCGTACTCTTGGGGTGATAGAGCCTTGATTGCAGCTGTTGGAAGATAGCGTTCTCCAGTTTGCTTACTGGGCTTACCACTTTTTGTTCTCCATTTTTGCTTTGTCCATGATTTAAGTGACCTTTGACTTTTTGCTAGTGCCATGTTGTCTCCTTAGTGTCTCTTTCGCTTTCTTGGCAAGCTTAGATTGTTCAGCTTTTCCTGCAAACCTAGCTCGTTGCTCAAGAACGGTGAGGATTTGGATCTTCCTCGCATAGGGTTTGTTAATTTTTTTAACTTTTGTAATAGTTTCTTTCGCATCTTTTACCGTAGCATACTTAATACTTACTGTATCCTTAGGATTTTCATCCGTGTAGAGTCTTCGTCCACTTCCTTTAGGCTTTTTGCCTGTGCCAACCTTAGGGTCAGCCATTACTTATAGCCCCCACCTGCTTTTTTGTAGCGAGATGCTAATAATTGTGCCTTTCTAGCAGACCATTGTCCGGGATTACCTCCTTTTGATCCTGCTTTTATAGCTTGAAACATTCTTTTTCTCATTCCGGGCTTGGTATAGTTACCTGCTTTATTAACAGTGCTACCACCTTTGCTTAATTTGATAGCTGATAGAGCTTTTGCCTGTACTGCGTGAGCCTGACTAGCTTTTTTTAGCTTTCCTGCTACCTTTTTTATTGTTGCCTTTGCTTTTGCTACCATGATTATCCTCATATAGGTTGTTAAATACCCTTTGGGTATCCCATACATACTCCGTTTCTTGCTTTGAATGAAAGATTCTTTGGGAAGGTCTAAAGTCAGGTGCGCCTTCTCCTGTTTCGAACCATGCAGGGTGGGTCACTCTGACTCTATTATTAGGTAATGCCACGATATTTCCTGTATATTTACCTGCATCCATCAGTTCTAGTACGTGTGACTGTTTGTGTTGGGCAGGATCGTCAGCTATTTCACTGTCTGTATAGTCTACAGTAAAGTAATACTTAGCAGGGTAGAACTCACCATCAACTTTTGCTATCCAAGGAGCAGGTGTAGCTCTGTTTAAAACATATACACTGTGTTCATGAGACATACAATCCCAAGGTTGAGCAATGTACGGTGACATCTCTTCAGCCCACTCGTCTACAGGAGTGTCTCCTACTAGGGCTGTAATCGGCATTCTTGCCCACATTGCACCACCGTGTACATTTGGCTCGTCAGTATCATCAGATTCACAGCCAGTAAAGATTACTTGAAAGCTAAGACATCTGTTAGGCATTGAGGTTACGGCTATAACCATGCAGTGTAAGAACTCACCATGATACTGAGCAAAGTTACAGGTATATTCTCGTCTTACCCACGCTTTAAAATAAGGAATGTTACTTTGAAGAAATGCCATAATATATATACTCCATTGTTTGTGGAGTAATTATACTACTTCTTTTTCTTATTGTCAATCATTCCGTATTTTTTTCCTTTAACCATGCCCCCTACTTTATAAGTAGTTCGCATACCACCCATTGCGTAGCCCTTCTTCTTCATGCCACCTTTAGCCATGTATCCCATTTTATTTCGTACAGGGGTTGGTAGCTTCTTTAGTCCAGTTTGTTTTGCAGTAGGCTTCTTTAATCCACCCATTGCCATACCCTTCTTCTTCATCATAGCTCCTCCACGAGCCATGCCTTTTTTCTTCATGCCGCCTTTAGCGTAACCTTTTTTCTTCATAGCCATTCCTCCTTGTTTTAGCCCTAACTTTTTTCTCTCAGCATCTGTGAGTCCTTTGGTGATGTCTATTCCAACATCCTTTCCTTTTTCTCTATTTATTTTATTTACAAGCTGTGTTCTTAATCTTTTAATAGCTTCTTTTTTATCTTCTCCTGTAGCTTTTAAATTTCTACGTGCAAATAAATTTCTTGATATCTGATCTAGTTCAGGACCTGTAGGATTTTTTAAGTAAGCTGTTAAAGGCTTTGGTAGTTTTTTAACTCTAATATCTGATGAGTCTATATCAAAAACTTCACCTGTTGCCCTATCTACGTAAGTCCCATCTGGAACTTTCTTTGTGCCTGCTCTACCTATAGCTGACTTTCTAGCTCTATCACCTTCAGACTTAGCTTCAAACTTCTGTATTCTTTCTAATCTAACTTTAGCAATGTCACTTCCATCTTCAGCAAGCTTTCTAAGCTTTGCTTTTAGTCTAGATTTAGCAGCACCTGATGCAGCATTTACATCAGCAAAACTCGGCATGGACTTTCTTCCTACCACGATAGGATCAGATCCTGCGTCTGAAGCTTTACCTGATGTACCCCGGACTTTTCTCTGGGGCATGTCACGTATTGTACGGTCTGTAGAATTAGGTTTACCTATATCTACTTCGTAATCTTTTTTAAACTGTCGCTTTGTGATGGGTTTCTTTTCAGCGGCATCTACTTTAACAACTTTCTTCTTTGTTTTTTTCTTTCTTTTTAAAGCTTCTTTTGCAGCTTTAGATAGGACTTTTCCAAATGCCATCTTATATCTCCTCTAGATCCCTACTCTCTGACCAACCTTCAGCTATCATAGCGTCTTCAACTTCTTTTAAAGTAAAGGATCTGCCATAGTGGGCTTCCACTGCAGCTCTTACGTAGAATACATCACTGTGAGGTATGTGAAGTTTATCAAGGTTGTTATTAATTACAGCACTATAGAATGATTCTATAACATTGTCTGTGTATAGTTTTACGGATTTTTTACTCATTGTCAATTATTTTTTTAAGTACGGAGAAATATCTACCCACGTACATTTAATATGTATCATATAAGTGTTAATTTATTTTTAATGAATAGACATTTAAATGTATCACTTTATATGTTCTCTTAGAACTAGTTATACATAATTATATCATGTATTGTGTTATATGTCAATATGCAATCTTAGCTGCTCTCGTCAAATATTTGGCAGCAGTCTCTATGCATATTCAAAAGTGGTTAACACTTAAAAATACTGATCTGTGTATTTGTACAAGCATATATACGCATACCCCCTAGGTGTCCCACGCCTGTGTAGCCCATATGCTATGCATATGATGTGCAGGTCATGGTTGTGATGTGTGTGAGAACAATTCTAACCATAGGTTAGCTAAGTGTCTGTTTTTATTAGCATATTCTATGCTAGACAACTGTTATCACATCAGTTGCAAGCAACTGGAGCTTGTAAAAGGTTGCAATTCTAAAGAATTGAGGAGAAAATGAAGAGCCTATGCACATTTTAGTTGTAAACAACTAACGTATCCCAACATTGGGACAACTTATATACTCCATTTTATATTTACCCCATTTATGGGTAAAGGTAAATATAAAATAGGAGTTAATATAATGCCGAATCAAACAGCATCAGCTTTCGAAAACTTTACTGGAACTCTTGAAGAGAGAGGTTCTGCTCTAGCCAAGCTAGAGAAACAGAGAGTGACTAGCATTGAAAGGGCTAACACTAAAGACGTAGCCCTTAATGGACTAGCCTATCAACTTGGCAAGTTGATCCATGAACTCACTCTAGAGAGTGACAGTGGTCGTATCTCTTCAGATAGGCTACAAGCAACCTCTATGAATAGAGTTGCTTCTCAGAGAAGAAGTGAGAGCTTACAGCTTTACAGAAACTTTGATGCCATTCAAGAATGGCTCAAAGGTAGAGTGATTAAGAAGAGAAAGCAGAAGGTTGCTTTCACTTCTCTAACAGCAATGCTGAAAGCATTCAAGGTTGAAACTCAACCTAAGGTTGAACAGACAGATACTAAGGTATCTGAGGATACATCAACTAAGGTTGATGACAATCCCAACGTTGGGACTACTGATGAACCTAAGAAGGTTCAGAAGGTTAAAGTTCCTCAGAACTCTTTAGAGTTTGCTGAGTATGTTTACGAGACTACTATCAAACTAGGGTTTGATAAGAATGAAGTTCTTGAACATATTTTCAATATGTTTGATGGTGCTTCTTCCAGTAAAACTGGAACAAACGGATGATTGAATTATTATCCATAATAATTTTAGTTGCTTTTCCAGTAGCTTACTGCTACTGGTTAAGTGGTGGATTCAAACTTTAATCGGAGATTAACATGAAACAATTTATATCAAACATTTGCCTTATGGCTTTAGCCATATCTTACTTCTTCATAGCACATACATTCCTTCAGGCTATGGAGTCAACCAAGATTGCTGATCTTGGTTACAATGAGTATGACGTTGTATGTCTTGCAATATCCATAGTCTTTTGGTTATCAGGATGTGGCACTTTGGCTTTCACAGCTTGGCTCAATAGAAATGACGAGATTTAATTGTAATATATTTATTCACTCAGTATGAGTGAAGTAAATAAATATATTACTTGGATTGAAACAGTCCCAACGTTGGGACACAACTTAACGGAGTTAAATATGAAAACTATGCAAATCGTTGATAGAGTATCACCAATCACAGGGAACACTAACAGCATGTTCATGCTGATAGATGTGGCTGACTACA